TGATGTTACTAACTCACAAGAAAGAATTAGAAGAATTAACAGAGCGGCAAGATTAGGTTAAAATCTATTTATAGTTATGGAAAAAGAATTACCAATATATCGTTTAGACATAGTAGAGGATTTAGATTCAAATGTTGAAGTTGATTTTGTAGCTCTCGTAGATAGACCTGCGATTGAGAAATCATTTTTAGCTTTCCAAGATTCGTATTCGGATTATCCAGAGGCGGTAAGTAATAACGCAAAGGCGGCTTTAAAATGGGCAGAAGAAAACGGATGGGGTTCTTGTGGTACTCCTGTTGGTAAGCAAAGGGCTAATCAATTAGCAAAAGGCGAACCGATATCTTTTGAGACAATTAAAAGAATGTATTCTTTCCTTTCAAGGCACAAAGAAAATGCGGAAAAATCAAAAGGCTACGGAGATGGTTGTGGGCAATTAATGTACGATGCTTGGGGTGGAGCGAGTGCTTTAAGTTGGGCAGAGGCTAAAATAAAGTCAATAGAAAGACAAAAGTTTGCCATTCAAGATGAAGAGGAAAGAATCATTAGTGGTGCTTTGATGTTAGCCGATACTCCTATTTACAGAAACGATGCAAACGGGGAATATTATGTTGTATTTACTAAAGACACTATTAAAAAGATTGCTCAAAAATATTTCAAGAAAGGTTACCAAAATAATGTAAATTTGATGCACGATTCCGGTCAAGTAATGGATGGAATCACAATGTTCGAGAGTTGGATAGTAGATGAAAACAGAGGAATTAAACCGATGAAAGGTTTTGAAGATGTTAAGGATGGTAGTTGGTTTGGTTCTTTCAAAGTTGAGAATGATGATGTTTGGCAGATGATTAAGGATGGCAAAGTACAAGGGTTTTCGGTTGAGGGGATATTTAATTACAAAACCCAATCGAAGGAAGAAAAGATGATGCAAGACATTATCGACATTCTAAAAGAGGTTTCATAGTTTGGTTTTCATAGTTTTGTTTGAAGGGGGTGTTTCTACATCCCCTTTTTTCTATTTGGTCACTTACATAAGTGTTTACTATTTATGGGTAAATTTCTTATGTCTCCACAAGAAGCATTATTAAAAATCAAGGCGATGTTCGCTGAAGCTACTATCGAGCCATCGGTAGATGCTCCAGAAGTTGCCGTAGCCAATTTCGCTGAATACGTTTTAGCGAGTGGCGTTAAAGTTATGGTTGATAAACTTGAGGTTGGTGGTAAGGTTACTCTTTTAGATGAAGCTGGAAACGAAGTTCCTGCTCCTGTCGGAGAGCATACTCTTGCTGATGGTTCTGTTATCGTTTTAGATGAAACAGGCATAATCCTTGAGATTAAAGTTCCCGAAGTAGAAGTGGAAGCACCCGAATCTGAAGTTGAATTAATGAAGAAGAAGGTAGCTGAAATGGAAGCACAAATCGAGGCTTTGAAGAGTTACAAGAAAGAGGCTGAAGTTAAAATGAATGAGAACATCAAAGAAATGAGCGACAAATTTTCAAAAGCTATTTCTGAATTAACAGATGTTGTTATCGAATTAACAAAAACTCCTTCTGTTGCTCCTACACAACCTAAACAATTCACAAAGCATTTCGAATCTAAAAACGACAAAATCTCTCGTTTTCTTTCTAATTACGCAAAATAAATTTTTAAAAACTTAAAATTTAATAACAATGGCTTTTGATGTTTCAGCATTAGCAAATTATACCAAAGAGAATGAAGCTCTATTGGTAACTTCTTCCGTACTCGGAAGCAAAACCGCTTCTTTGATTAAAAGTCAAGGAAACGTAATGGTAGGTGTAAAATCTGCCGAGACAATCAACATTATGGATACTGACGCTATTTTCCAAAGCGGTGGTACTTGTGGCTTTAATGCTTCTGGTTCTACTACTTTCACACAGCGTACTGTAACTGTTGGTAAGATTAAAGTAAACGAATCTCTTTGCCCTAAAGACCTTGAAGCTAAATATCTTCAGAAGGCTTTACCAGAGGGAAGCCGTTACGATTCAATCGCTTTCGCTGCCGACTACACAGACAAGAAGGCTGCTCGTATCGCTGCTCAACTTGAAACTGCTATCTGGCAAGGTTCAACAGGAAGTGCGAATGTAAACCTTAACAAATTCCAAGGTTTAGTTACTTTGATTGGTTCTTCTGCCGTTGAAGCTAACAATGCTACTTACTACGGTGGTACTGCAACTGCAATCACTACTGCGAATGTAGTAGCTATCTTCGATGCTCTTTACAAAGCAATTCCTGCGACTGTTGTAGCAAAAGATGATATGACTATCTGGTGCGGTCAAGATGTGTTCCGTACTTACACAATCGCATTGAAGAATGCAAATATGTTCAACTATGCTTTCGATGGTAAGGCTGATAGCGAGTTCTTCTTGCCCGGTACACCAATCAAAGTTGTAGCAACTCCCGGTCTGAATGGTGTAAACAAGATTTATGCTATCCGTTTGAGCAATATGTTCTTGGGTACAGACCTTCTTAATGAAGAAGAGCGTTTCGAACTTTTCTATGCAAAAGAGGCTGACCAAGTTCGTTTCGTAAGCGAGTTCAAGATGGGTGTGAATGTTGCCTTCTTGGATGAGATTGCTTCTTTCATTATCTAATTTTAAAAGGTGGGTAATCTTTCGGGGTTACCCACTCTTAACTTAATAAACTCAATACAATGGCTTGTGCTTTAACACAAGGATACACTCTCGATTGTAGAGAAAGTTTAGGCGGTATCAAAGCGGTATGGCTGATTGCTCACGCCAATGTGAGTTCAGTTACAGAGGCTTCTGGTATCGTTTCAGCTATCACAAAGGCAGCGGGAAAGGTATTCTACAAATATGAGTTAGTTAAGAATACAGGTGCTTTGACTGAAACCATTACCGCTTCTGTTGAGAACGGAACTGTGTTTTATGCTCAAGAACTTTCTATCGTTCTTAACAAACTCCAAGCAAATACAAGAAATGAAATCTTGTTACTTGCAAAAAATACATTAATGGCAGTTGTTCAAGATGCTAACGACAAATATTGGTTGTTAGGTCGCTATTCTGGTTTAGATGTAACCGGTGGAACTTCTGCAACAGGAACCGCACAAGGAGACCGTAATGGATATTCTCTGACTTTTACAGGTGGCGAGAAAGAACTCTCTCCCGAAGTAAATAGCGGAATTATCGCAGGTCTCGTGTCATAAGGCTTTCGTGGTTCGTTATAGGTAGGTAGATTAGCCATCCCTTCGGGGGTGGCTTTTTCTTTATTGTAAAAATTCGAGATTTATCTATTTAGTAGTATGATATATTTAACGAAAGGTGCAACAAGTCAGATTATCCTTACTTTAAAGGAGAAGCAGACACTTTCAGCACCGAATTATTTATTCGTTTTTACGCATAGGGGCAGTAATATAGAGGTTAAATTTGTTATCCTAAACGCTGCCGATACTTCTGCTTTTAAAGATAGGTTTAATCAATTCTCAATCGTTACAAATACTTATTTCGGTACTCAAGATTCTGGAGAGTGGGAATATCAAATCTATGAGCAAACTTCTACCACGAATACAAACCCTGCCAATGCTACCGGATTAGTGGAAACAGGCATAATGAGGCTTTCGGAATCTACTTCTTTTACATATACGAAACACCAACCAAATAACACATTTATAGTACGATGATGGATAATTTAGTTATATTAACATTTGCGGAAGCAAAGCAACCCGAATACAAAGAAAAAAAGGGTGTAGGATATATCGAGTTTGGAGACAAAAACGATTACCCTAATTATTTATTAAGCCTTTACAATAAAAGTGCGAAACATAACGCTATTGTAAAAGGTAAGGTAAATTACATTACAGGAAATGGATGGGCAGCAAAAGAAGATGATGTAAAAGCCGAAGAGTTTATTAATAAGGCTAATCCTTACGAATCTTTGACTGATGTTACTCGTAAAGTTTCTATTGATATAGAGGTTTTCGGTGGTGCTTATTTAGAGATTGTTTGGAGCAAGATAGGCGGTCAAATTGCTTCTATTAGTCATATTGACTACACAAAAGTTCGTTCTAATAAAGACAATACTCAATATTGGATTAAGGATTGGAACGATAGAAAAGCCGAGGCAGAAGTTGTTTTAGGATATAATAAAGATTTAAGAGAGGGTAAGCAAATCCTTTACATTAAGGAATACAGACCGGGGTTAGATACCTATGCTTTGCCCGGTTACATTGGTGCTTTGAATTATATCGAAAGTGATGTAGAGGTTTCGAAGCACGTTTTAGGTAATGCACAAACAGGGTTTTCTGCAAGTAAACTGATTACTTTACCAAATGGAGAACCGACTCCAGATGAAAAGAGAAACATTGAAAGAAGGTTTACCGAAAGATTTAGCGGTTCGGATGGTAAGAAGTTTATTCTTTCTTTCGTTCAAGATATCGCCAAAAAACCTGCGGTTGATGATTTAGGTGCCAGTGATTTAACAAAAGAAGATTTCGGTAGAGTAGATACAATGATTCAGCAGAATATTTTTGCAGGTCATCAGATTACTACTCCTTCTTTGTTTGGTATTTTGGTTGAAGGTTCATTAGGTACTCGTTCTGAAATTAGAGATGGCTACGAGGTTTTCAAGAATACTTATGTAAACGACAAGCAACAATATTTAGAGAGTATTTTTAATTCATTGGCTGAAATCAATGGGGTTACTACTGAACTTTATATTAAGCCGGTAGAGCCGATTAACTTTGAGTTTAGCGAAGGTATCATTTCTCAATTTGCTCCTAAAGAGTGGATACTTGAAAAGATAGGTGTTGATATGACTAAATATCAAACTCCTATTGAACCTACGCAACAAGGTTTAATAAACGAGCATTTGAAAGGAATGAAAGGTAGGGAGTGGCAAAACTTCCAACGAATCATTCGTGAATACAATAAAGGAAAGATAAGCCGTAACCAAGCTATTCAAATGTTAAAGAGTGGTTATGGGTTAGATGATGAAGCGATTAATACTTGGTTAGGCGATGAAACTTACGAACAAAGATTCGATGATATTGATTCCACGATAGAGTTATTTAGTCAATTTGGCGAAGCGGAAGAAGGTTTTAATGTAGTGGCTCGTAAGAAGGTGTTTGTAGGGGATTTAGAGGCTCAAGAATTGGCTTTTAGAGATGAAGTGATAGATGATACTATCGATAGGAAAATACTTGATACAATCGCAAAAAACAAGCGAATACCACCTGCCGACATTGCCAAGGCTTTGGATATTGAAGAGGATGATGTAAGAAGCCGAATTGCTAAAATGGTGGCTTTAGAGATTTTAGAGTATGATGTAGATACTCAAATCAGTAAGTTATTAAAGCCTTTAAATGAGGTTTTAAAGAAGCCTTTAAAGACAAGTTTTTTAGTTCGTTATGAGTATTCTTGGGATTATTTAAGAACTACTCAAAAGGACAGAAATATAAATACTTCAAGACCTTTTTGCCAAAGATTAATGAGTTTGAAAAAACTTTATACGAGAGGCGAGATAGAACAAATTAGTGCAAGATTAGGATATGATGTGTTTGCTCGTGCCGGTGGGTGGTGGACTCTACCAGATACGAATATTCACTCCCCTAAATGTAGACACACTTGGAATGCAGTTGTAGTTGTTAAAAAATAAGAAATGAGCAGAAATATTTTATTTATATC